AATCTCTCTGCGATTGTCCTCAGGGGCACTAAGAGTGACGTTATCTAGGTACCCGCCCATCGTCCAGAGAGACGACAACTCGGACGCAATATACATCGTACCCTGGTACGACTCGCTGGTGAGGATAGGAACGTCTTCCCAGATGCTCCAGGCCTCAACATTGATGTTGTAAACGAACTGCCGGTAGGGGAGGTTGATGACCTTCGGCGTGGAGATGATAATGATGTTCAAGCTGGGGTGAAGTTTGACCTCCCAACCAAGCTCAGTCCTCGTCTGCGCCATCGCAGTAGACAAGAACCCCTGTATCTTCCAGCTCAGTGATCCTTGCTGAGTGAAGGGGTTTTCCCCCTTGAGGAGATCACCAGCCGAAACAAGTCCGTAGCTAGAAAGAAGAAGTAGGTCGCCACCAAACTGAGAGCCCACGCGACGACCAGCAGGCATAGCTCCAATGAACCAGCGACCAATCTGACCAAAAGTGGAAGAGGAAGATGGGTCTGTTCCTGAATAGACCACCACATCACCAGCAGAAGAGACGGCAACAAGATAGTCGTCAGACCCATCGCCAGCGTCAAGCGTCCAGCTATAGACGGCGACAAGGTTGCCTCCCGCTCGGAACTTATTACCGAAGTTGAACTCGGTCACTACCCCTGTGAAATCTCCTAACTCCGTATACCAGGCAGAGGTAGAATTCTCCTCAATGTACCAAGTCCTTTCTTTCCATTTCGTAACGAATACAAGAGTCCCTGTGGGGCCAGAGACAGTCGGTGCGCCCCACAGCCCAGAGGACTCTAGGTACTGGAAGACCCCGTTCGCCGAGTCAGTCAGTAGGAGAGCGTGATCACCCCCATCGTTCACTACCTGGACGAAGATACCCCAGCCAGCGTCGGTAGACTTAACAACGAAGTTGAAGACCTTAATCGGAGTGCCACTGGTGACGTCAAAGATCCCATCGTTGGTGGTGGCGAAGATACGGTCATTGCTACCGTCCTCCATACTGCCTGTGAATGGGATGATCGTCTTTGTCTCGTCTCCTGTGAATCCATTGGCGTACTCAACGTACCCCGGACGGACTACGAGCCCGTAGGGGGAGGCATCGATGTTCACAGTGAGGATGGCATCCTCGGGACTCATGCCAGCGAGTGACATGACCGAGTTGATGCCCTTTACCGGAGCAGGGAGTGTTCCTGTCTGGACGGTGGGCTGAGCCGACTGCGTGGCTTGGAAGAAATCAACCACTGCTTCCGTAGTTCGTGTCAGGAATGTTGTAGTAGTCGAGGAAATGAATTCCGCGACGGCCTAGGCCAGCGTTGATGATCGGGGCTCCCTTGTCGCCACCAGTCGCATCCTCCCACGCCTTGCCGAAGGCTTCCTTGGCGTCAGCTGTAGGGAACCCCTTGGCGCTCAGGAACTTGAATCGTAGGAACTGGACAATAACCTCTGGCTTGTAGAGAATGATAGTGTCGTTCCCAGTGGGGGCCTGGAGCCCAGTGAGAACGGAAACAGATGTCTGGACCCAGTACGCGCTGATATACTCGTAGAAGATGGCCAGCCCAACCGGAGGGGGCTGAGGGAAGAGCTGCCACTTTCCCTCCATGATCCTGAACGTGGCGTAGATGGTGTAGGACACAAGGTTCCTTCCCATCAGATACTGCCACTCCTGAGGAGTCAGCGGGCCACCGAGAGGAATACGATTCGTCCGATCCCAACCCGTCTGATCAATCATCCGGTCAAAGTCAACCGGAAGATCGTACACACCATTCAGTCGGTAGTCACTAACCGTAGCATGGGTCGTACTGTGGGCGACGGTATCCCCGACAGCGAAGGTTCCAGTGACTGGGGTGATCCCCAGTACCCCGTTTGTGGCGTCCAGGGAGGCGATCGTCCCTGTTGCTCCAGAAGGTGTTCCCGTGACGGTGTTCCCGACAACAAACGGTCCAGCGGTAAGTCCGGTGTAAGTGAGCAGATAAGTGCCTGCAACCGTCGTGAGGGAGTTCTGTCTCCTGAGTTGTTCCCAGTCATAAGCCTCCATCATGTTCTGACCGCAGGAAGTCAGAAGTGTCCTAAGTTGAACGAACGCGGGGTCAACACTCGCCCAAACGTCGTCAATCGGGGTAAGCCCGCATTCAACAGCGGCCCGATTGACGATGTCCTTGGCGGTGACGTACCGAGTCATTAGGCTTCCATCGCGGCAACCCGAGCAGCCAGGTCAGCCATCGCCTTGTTGAGAGTCTGGATCTCGTTGTCCTTCTCTTCCAACTGCGCGCGCATCTCCGCCATCGGTTGGGTCCCCTTCGCCGCCTCCACGTAGTCACGAGCGCGCTGCCTCAGCATGTTGATGCCCATGAACTTCTGAGCATGGACGTCGGCAATCTCCGCCAGTGACTCCACTGTGCGAATGCCGAAGAACTTCAGCTCCTCCACCTGAGCCCGCGTGACCATTGGCCATGCCTCTAGGGGAGTGCCGACCTGCGCCTGCTCTGCGCCAGCCTTGAACTGCTGGTACTGCTTGGCGAAGCGCATCTTGTCCTCAGCATGAGCCGTGCGATCAAGGATGCTGGACTTGTCGCCGGGGGTCATGATCCTGACACACTCAGTGTCTATGAACATTGGCCTGCCCTCTTTCAAGGTCAGAGCCGCATCCTGAATCGGCTTGATGTAGAACGTCACCAAAAGCCTGTGATCGTCCTTGTACCGATTGTAGCCGCCCTCATCCATCGCCATGGAGGTGAGGGACATATCCGCTTCCATAATCATTTTATTCTCCTATGATGTCGCTAGCACGCCAGTTGTCCGAATGGGGTTCCCATTCACGTAGTCTTGGGGCAGAGCCACTGCATAGACAAGTGCCCCGAGATCAGAAATTCGTACACCCTCAATATAGAGGAGACCAGTCGTTGTCACAGTTCCGTAGATCGCCCCACTGGCATTCAGACGGAACCCTGCCTTCCAGTTGTTTCCGGCGGGGGCTCCAGTGTCGATGGCGACTGAACCATCGTTCATGAAACCAATGCCCTCGTTTATGAAGTCAGCGACCTGTCCGCTGCTGGCCGTGATATCCACGGTACCATCAGCCTTCAGAACAGCGCCGGGGAAGATCACGGAATCAGCTGGTTCTGATCCGTGGGCGAGAGGTACTTGATTGGAGCGAATGAGTCGCCCTTACGATCCCCCATAGCCAGGAGCATGTGCCCCAGAGCAGTCATGTTGGCGGTCGTTAGAGTTAGAGCAACCCCCGCAGCCGAGGCATTCGCCACCATCGCAGTACCCAGATCTTTAAGACTGACAGCAGCCATTTCTATCTCCTACAAACGAAAATTGCTTGGCGACCCTCAGGTCGTCCACTCACATTAGGCCAGAATTCTTTAAGAAGAGCCTCCCATTTGGAGTACTCCATCACTGTTAAGTGCAGAGGCTTTCCGATGAGCTGACCAAGGTGGTCAGGAAGAGTGTCAATGTTGAGGTAGCAGCCCACCGAACATGAATCGTGAATCGCCCTTAGCGTCTCACGGATCTTGTCCCTGGGTATGTGCTCCATCACATCAGTTGAAAATCCGTACTTTGTCTGGGGAAGTTTGTCTGACTCCCAGAGCGCAGCCTGCACGAATGGGATTTCTTGATCTAACCCTGCGGGGGTGATGTCAACCCCTACCGCATCAAAGCCCTGGTCAATCATCCACCTTACCGAGCGACCAGTGCCACAACCGAAGTCAGAGATGGAGTCTCCATACTCTACTCCCAGCAGATCCACAGCTTCCTCTACCCACTCCATCGCAGGAGACTTTTCGCTATAGACCGGCTTCTGCCAGATTTCCTCGTACTTCTTCTGTTCACTCTCCAGGGTGTCCTGACACTGGTGAATGATATCAGGAAGAAGCCCGTCAGACATCATCCGAATGTCTATATCACACGTCTGAATCAGGGGGGTGATGGCCATGCGGAAATGATTGGCCGCGTGAGCCATTGCATCCGTAGTGCGGTAGACCTTGCCCCCCTCAGTGATCGTCACCTCAATCGACTCGTCATTGTCATTCAGCGGCTGGGGGAACGCATGATGCGAATCCTCAAAGCTGAAGTCGTACCCAAACAAGAATTGATGCTTGTATCCCAGAGCTGTCGCGGCGTATACCGCGTGAATCCCTGCAAAGCCGATCGGGGCCGTCAGGAACGGTCCCTTCACCCCTGGCAAGGCCTCCATCGTAGCCTCAGTGCCCAAGTGGATCATTGTCACTGGATACCCAGCAAGACGATCAAACACCTTTGGGTGAACCTGGCTGGCCAGAATATGATTTGTCTTGGACAGGGGGAATTCTACGTGAACAGCATTCCCTTCTCGAGAATCAATCAGGAAAAAGTGCTCTGGCCT